TATATGTATTGAGGAATGGATTAAACGTGGCTTTAAGAATACAATGCTACGAGCAAAACCAGAGTGTTATGTAGATACACGTATGCCTCATTGGTTAGGCAACAAAAAACTGCATGATAGTCATAAGTCAAATCTGTTACGTAAAGATTTAGATTTTTACAAACAATATAATTGGAACGTCAACAATAATATGGAATATTATTGGTGTGGTTTCAGTAAAAAAGAAAGGGAAGGCAAATGAAAATACCAGAACAAGTAGATTTTGAAGAAAAAGTATCAAAACTGTATAATGCTATTGATTATAAAAAAGCAATTGATAATATTAGACATTTGGCTGATTTAGAATGGAATGGAAGTATAACAATAGTAGATTTTAGAGATAATGTAAATGAGGTAATAACAATAATATCAGAAAAGGAAAGTAAATAATGAAAAAATGCAAAGTATATCTTGAAAATAAGGCTGGAATGACACACGGAATAGAAATATGGGATTATGTAGATAAATATCAAGCCGTTGGTAAGGCTGTATTAGGCTTTCCACATTTATTCTGTAGAGTTAAAGCAATTAAAGAAAACAATAATACAGAAAATTTAGAATATATACACAATTCAAACAAAAAGGAGAGTAAATGAAAACAAGAGATTCAGAATATGGAAAGAACTTAATTGAAAAAAAAGACATCTTACAGAAACTAGAAGATGAACTTAAAGAATTGGATTCTTATGCAGAACATCTTCAAGCAAGTGGCGATATTAAAGATTTCGTAACATGGAATAAGTATTATCATAGAACACATGCAATAGAAAGACATGCTCTGTTAAGTAAAATATTTGTAGCACAAAAAGATATAGAACTCGAGGAAGAAAACAATAGATTCAGAAAAGAATGCAGACGAGTATATATGGCTTTAACAGTATTAAGGAGAATAGAGAAAATGGCTATTGATAAAAATAGCAAAATAGCAACACTAATATCAGAGGAAATAGCAAAAAAAGAATGGGAGAACGAAGAAGGACACAAATATAAACTAAAAGGAGAGTAAATGAGGCTAATATTTATAGTAGATGATGCTGAACATGATGAATCAGCAGGCTTAAACATAAAAGAAGAAGCAAAACTAAACCATGTATCAGAAGATGTAGTAATAAATGATATACAAGACCAGTTTTGGGAGTTTGCTCAAAGTTGGGAATTAAACTGTAAACTTCTTGATATAGAAAAAAAAGGAGAATAAATGAGTGAAATGAACATAATCAACAGACGACTAGAAATATCAGATGAATTGATTGAAGATATATTATGCACTGCATTTGAAGGTGGTATAACTTATTGGGCAAATAATGTAAGTGTTCCAGACCAAGATGACGCAAGAAAATTAAAATGCTGGAAACATGAGTATCTTACAAAAACAAAGAAAAAAGATGCTGTGATGTATATACACGATACATATAGCAGTGATAAGCATCCAATAACAAAGAAAGCAATCATTGATGCATTACAGAAAATGGACAATCCTAAATATAAATACACAAAAACACTTGGAAGAATATTAGATGAAACATATGATGCTTGGGATGCAGATATAGTGGTACAGACTGCTTGCTTTGGAGAGGTGGTATATGGATAAAACTAAACAAAAAGGAGACAGAAGATGAAGATAACTAAACAAGATGAACTAGATATTGAGCAAACAATAACTTGGCTTTGGGAGGTATCTGAATATATTGAAAACAATCCTCCAGAAACTAATGGAAAGTCAGATTGGATAAAAACCGCTCTTACTGCATTAGATGTTTCTGAAGAATGGTTAAGAAGAATACAAGATGAAGCAACTTACATTGTATAGAAAATAAATTCGACACAGATAACACAATAAAAGGAGAATACTATGTATTTAGATGACATACAAGACAGAATAAACAAAATAGAAGACATAAGAGATTTGCGAGTAATACAGCAATTTATCAAAGACAGACGCGATTATCTTGGAAACAAGACAAAGTATAAACTTGCTGTTGATGATAAAGTAAAAATAACTAGCAACTCAAAAGTTGAATATGGAGTAATCCAAAAAATCAACAGAACAAGAGCAGTTGTAATTATTGATGATAGAAGATGGAATGTTCCATTTTCAATGATAACAAAGGAGGCATAATGACAGAAGAATCAAAAAAACTGAAAAAGATAATGAGTAAGTATTTAAGTCATTGGGAGTTTGATGGCGACTTACAGAAAACTTGGATTGCAAATAGTTATGTTAAGCAGTTTGGAGTTAAAGATATTGAGGCTTTCATAAAATTCTGCAAAAAGAATGATATGGAGAACAAAATAACACCAACAATAGCACACGATATAAATGGAACATTCGATGAGATGTTTCTGCCAAGAACAAGTGGCTATCATAAAAGAACAAAGGAGGCGTGATGACTGATAAAAAAACATATAAACTCGAAGACCTAATCATTGATGCTTGTGATACACTTGACTGTGATTGGGATAACATACAAGCAGGGCTATATGATGTAGATGACATGGTGCATGAAATTGCAGACCAAACTGTTCCGATATATTATTATGATATTGCTTTATATGCAGCGAACAACTTTCACTTAATGCAAGACATTCCAGATTGTGGGAGAGAGTGTGAGCCATATAAAATGATACAGATGAATATATATGAAGAAATCTGTAAAGGATTACACGAACATATAGAAGAAAAGGAGAAAGAAGATGACAAGTAAAGACATAGACAATCTAATAAGATGGTCAGTTGATACAGACCTTGAGAAGTTTGCAGAAGAAGCATATGGAATAACAGGGTCAGCATATGCTTTGGTTGATAGAGATTATTTAAGAGGGAAATTCAGAGATATGCAAACAAATTTCATAAGGTGGATTGCAGGCTTGGATAGTAGAAACAGAGATAGATTAGCAAATAACATAACAAAAGGAGAAACAAATGAGAAGAAGTAAAATAAACCTAAAAACAGCAACACTAGATGAACTTGAAAACGAGTGTGATGAACTTATGGGAACACCATATGGACACAATATGATTGGAATAATCTGTGGTGTAGTAGAAGATAGGTTCGGCAAAGAAGATGCTGAAAGATTGTTTGACATATATCAAGGTTAGGAGGATAGATGGCTAAAATAAAAGTCTATGACGGAGTATATACAGATGCAAGTGATTGTGCCTGTGAATACTGTGGAGCAACACCCGAAGACACAGAAATAAAGAGTGCCTATTCAAGTGGAACTTATATCTGTGGAGAAATAGAATGTTGGAATGACTATTGCTTGGAATGGGTGTGGAGTGGAGATGAAGTAGAAATAACAGAAAAAGATGTATGTGATGGTTGCAAGGAAGATACAGACACCTCTTATGATGGTATGTGTATGCCTTGTTGGGAAGAACTCAACGAACATCTTGAAGAAGAAATGTAAAAATAAAGGAGAAACAAATGAAAAATAGCAAATATGTAAAAACAGGAGAAACAAAAAAATATTCAATGTTTATATCACCTGCTCACCAGAGGGACATAAACAACAATAGTGTAAAATCAATAATGGAAAGTATGAGAGAGCATGGAATAATATCAGCCGTATCTGTGAGAAAGTCTAGCTCATATCCAGGAAAATATGAAACTTTTGATGGGCAACACACAATAACAGCCTGTAAGAGGTTAAAGCTTCCTGTTGTTTATAACGAGTTTAGAGATGTAAGCAACAAAGCCATGATTTCACTTAATGGGAAATCAAAGAAATGGACAATGGGAGATTATTTGAAGTTTGGAGTAACTGACGGCATTGATGATTATGTAATGTTAAATAAAATATACAATGCTGAAAGACTTCCTTTAACAGCGCTTATAATGATGTACGGCGGAGGATATGCTAACAGTCCATTTAAAGAACTTAAGTGGAGAGCATTAACTGTGAAGAGAGGCCACCTAATACTTAAATACATTAAAGACATTGAAACAACTTTCAACATAAAACATGTTAGGTTTTCAAGGTTTATATGGGGATTTGGTAAGGTTATTGATTCAGGAAAATACGACCATAATAGAATGATGTACCAATTAAATAAATGCTCAAGTATGCTAACAAAACAAGCAAACCCAGAGGACTATACAAGCAATATTGAAATGGTATATAACTATAATGTTAATAAAGAAAATAGAGTGCAATTTACACAAAAATAAAGGAGAATAAAATGGGAATGGACGTACACGGATTAAATCCAAAGCAGAATAAAAACATTGATGATTTTCCAACAATGAAGAAATACGATGCAATGGATTTTTCAGACAGATGGAAGGAGTTTGACGAAGAT